GCAAACAGGGTACACTTGGTTTCTTCAACAAGGGACCGCAGCTTGGTCATTGCCACATCGATCAGTTTCCTTTCGTCCCCGTCGTTCAGGCCAGAGACCATGATGGACAGGTGGTCGAGAATGACCCTCCGGACGCCACAGGCTTTGACCATGTAGCGGATCCGCTGGCAGATGTTCTCCACCTCCGTGGATCCGAAGTGGTCGTAGAGGGCGATGTCCTTCTCCGCAAAGAGTGCGGCGAATGCGGCGTCAATCTCCGCAGGGTTCGCGTCGTCCACTATGAGGTTCTTGTTCATGTGGAGGCCCGTGAGGCCCCTGAGGGTCTTGCGGTTGCCCTCCTCGAGCATGAGCATGCCTATGGGCTCTTTGTGAACCCAATGGAGGTGGTAGGCTATCTCACGAACGAACGTCGTCTTTCCGAGACCTGAGCCCGCGGTGATAGTGACGAGCTCGGCATCTCGGATGCCCCTGGTCAGGCCATTGATGCCCTCCCATGGATATGAGAGGCCCATGGGGAGCTCAGCGGTGACGAGGGTACGCAAGTCGGTCGCCATGACGATGCCGTCAGGCCTGAAAGGTCTGGCGTTCCAGAAGGCCTTTACGATGGCCTCTGTCTGCCCCGCCATCAGGCACTCGTTGGCGTCCTTCAATGGCAGGCTGGCAATCTTGACCTTGCCTGGGGGAAGCATCTCAGCCACTTCGGCCGCTGCTGCCTTCCCAGGCTCGTCAGTATCGAACATGAGGATGATGGCGTCGAAGAGCTCGAGCCATTCGTACCGCTTCTGGACGGCCTTCTTGGCGGACTTCACCCCATGAGGCAAAGACACGACGGGGTACTTATTCCCGAAGGCCTGGGAGACCGACAAACAATCGATCTCCCCCTCCGTAATACACAAATACTTACCGCCGCCAGGAAACAGCCAATCGCCGTAGAAGCCGAATTGCTTGCTGTCCCCGCGTATCTGAAATTTCTTGCCAGTGAACCGGATATTCTGGACGACGCCTAACCCATTGGCACCTTTGTGGGTGGCGATGTGACACTTCTTTCCGTCGATCTCTCCGACTTCGTATCCGTATCTACGACAGGTGGATTCGTCGAGGGACCGATTAGGGATTGCGTCAACACTTCCGCGAGCCAACTCGCGACGTCCAGTTCCGCTCTCGCCTTCCTCAAACTCACTCTCAGGTTCAGTAGAGATTTTCTGGTCTCCTCCGGGCTCATAGTGACCACAGCCGAAACAGTACGCATGGTCATCGCTATATCTCCCAAGGTTGTCGCGGGATCCGCATGATGGGCAGGGTTCGTAGTGAAGGAAGGTGGCGTCAGATGTAGTAGACATTGTAGGGGCGCTTTGACTTCCGTCCCTTTACCAACTCGCCTTTGATGGCCCCCGCGATGCGGAGGACGGCCATGGTGGTGCGGGCGGCTCCGTAGTTGAGGTTCCACATCTGTGACACTTCCTTAGCGGTCAGGCGTTCCCCAGCGCGCAAGGCATCCATGACGGCGGGAATGCACTCCTCCATTCTTAGAAAGCATTGACGTCCAGCCATTAGACCCTCGCGAGGCTATAGCGGGCGTACCGCTTGCCATTGGCATCAGTGTGCAAACTCGAGTTAACGTCGAAGCCATGCTTGCGGATATCGAAGATGACCGCGGCGAGGCGGAACACTCCGTAGACGCCCAAGGCTTCAAGAGGGGAGATCGAGGGGTTCTTCTCGAGGTGACGGAGGATTTTCCGAGCTTGAGGTTTCATTGACAGTTCTCTCATTGATGTCGTTTCTCTCGTTGTGGTAGGGGGAGCGCCGGCAGAAGGCGCAGTTACAGATCATCCGGATCGATGTCGGTGTGGAATCCACAGGGGTATGGCCTCAGGTCTCGGTAGAGCTTGTCTCCGCGGTGGTCGAGGAGGCCCGTTTCTTCGTAGGGCTCTTCCGCTTCGTAGACGGTGAGCTCGGGGATGAGGCCTTTGTCCGTGTCCCACTGGTCGTCGTCTGCTTTATGTCGACGCTTCCGATAATGTGGGCGAGTGACGTACCGGGGCATTCTTCGAGCCACTCCTGGGGGATCAACTTGTCGGCGTACTTGTACCCATTGTCCTCGCACCACATGGCGTAGGTCGTGTTGGAGCCCTTGTAGAGAGGGGAGCTCGAGCGCGAGAATACAAAGCGGATGTCGAGGCGGGGATGAGCGGCCTTGATAGCGAGGTGCTTGGTCCTGTCGGAGCTCTCGAACATGCCCTTACACTCGATCATGATGCCGTTCGGCAAGACGATGTCGGGGGTGTATTTCTTGGGCTTCGAGGGGAGCGTGTAGGCGACCTTGATGGTCTCGTATTCGTAACCAACGCCCTTGTCGTCGAGGTCTGCAAGCACTCGCTTTTCAAGGCCAGAGCGGGCGGCTTCGATGATCCGAAGACGCTGCCGCTGCTGACCGTAATGCATTAGATGTCGGGGCCGTCCGTGGATTCCCCGGAGGTGCCGCCGTCGAAGGTCTTCTCTTCGTCGCTCTTGTCGAACTCGGAGGCGTCAAACTCGCCTTCCATCTGGTCGAACATGGACTGAGCGCCAGTGACGAGCTCGAGAACTTGGACCTGCTTGAACTGCAAGCTAAGGCCCTTCTCATACGGGAACACGGTGCCGGCGACGCGGGCGACAGTACCGCCTGCGACACGCTCGGTGAGCTTCTTGACCTGCTTGCCCTTGCCGTCGAACACGAGCGGCTGGAACTTGGACTTGGCAACAAACACGATGGTGTCCTCGTCGTCCTTGTCAGGCTTAAAGGGCATGTGCGGGTTCTTGAGACCCTTGAGCTCTTCCTTAGCAATCGCCTGGAGCTCTTTGATCAATGCCTGGGCCTCTTTCTTCGGCACCAGAATCTGCGTCTTGTACTTACCGTCAGAGTACTGCCCTCCGGTGTCGGCCTCAGTTATGCGAGGGTACCGGAGGGTTCCAACGGGGGAAATGAACTTGATATTTTTCTTACCAGACAAGCGATATATTCCTGTTGTGGTGCATTAGAACGTGGGTATGCCCACGGGATGCTGTTGTTAGGCTGCGGCGTTGGTCTCGGCGTCTGCGGCGGCGTCGAGGAGAAGCTCTGCGAGGCTGTAGGCTGCGTCGGGGGTCAGGAGGATGCCAACGGTATCCCCTGGCTCACCATCGAAGAGGTGCGAGATGTTGAGGGAGACGAGGTGGCTGATGATGTCGCCATCTGCAACGTAGACCTCAGCATCGAAGCCGTGGTTGTTCTCGTTGATTTCGCGGACGAAGTCCTCGCCCTCGTGGATCTCGTAGTTGGCCCACGGGTCAAAGGCATCGTCGTCCGGAGCGCAGTCCGCCCACTCGTCGTCGTAGTCGTTCTCGTCGCCTGGATCCTGCTGCTGGAGAAGACGCTGATTGACTGCCTTGTAGATGTCGCAGTCGCGGACCTCTTCGTCGGCTTCGACGAATAAGTCGGAGAGCAGAGCGCCCTCCTCTGCCCACATGTCGAGCTCTTCGTGGCCGAAGGTCAGGGTGACGTCGAGGTCGGGGAAGAAGACACGTTCGTGGTTCGGGATGACAGACGACTCGTGAGAGACGTAGCCGATCCAGCCGGCGAGCGAAGACGGGGGACGTGCCCGGACTTTCGTACCGGGTTTCACTCTAAGGGTCATGAGGGTAGCCTCAGTGGTATGCGAGGGAAGGCATCTCGTCGAGTTGCCTGTAGACCTCGTCTTTGATGATGGTGACGTCGATGCCGGCCCTCACGAGGTGGTCGTAAAGGGAGTCCGGAATGGACAGGTAGCGAAGACCGTAGATGAGCGCGGTCATCACGGGGTGGGCGTAGGAGGAAACTAGGAGAGCCTCGAAGGCTTCGGAGGGGCGGGTGTAGAGCATTAGGAGGCCCATGCCTCCAGTGCTGCGATAGCCGCCTCTTTCGAGCCGGCTTGGTCTGAGATTTGTATGAGTTCTACGTAGTCGATATTGGCATCACAGAGGAGGCCCTCGAACTTGTAGATATGCATCTTGAGAGCATAGGCCCCCGCCCCGATGGCACAGGCGCACTTGGGTTTCTTCCGGTGCCACGCCACTCCTGCGGGGGAGGTGTCGTAC